GATAGCACGGGCTGCGAGGTTATCGAGCTTACGAGCCATAGCGCGGCCGAGTTCAGTGGTGTAGGCTGAACGAAGGTCATAGTGAGCCTTGGTTTCATCAAGATCATCAATGAACACAGAAGCGATCATGAGGTCATTGATAGTGATGATCTTCTCAGAAGAACCAGGGTTTTGAAGATACTCACCAGTTGCGTTAGCAGTCCAGTCTTGGGGACGACCATCGGTAGCATCACCAGCCTGGATTGCATCATCGTAGTATGGACCAGCGGCGGCGGTGGTTAGGATGTCATCACCAGCACGGTGACTACGAGCGTTCACGCGACCGTGAATTGGGAATTGTGCAGATTTTCCACTGCTAATGGTTCTCGTCATTAGACGAGGCGAAATTTCAATTTGTTTCTCGAAGGCGGCTAGGACTTCTCCACCGAATACTTTGAGCCAAAGTTCGTTGTTTACGGAATTGGTATTAGACCAATCGGATCCATCCTTAGAACCACCAAGAGCGAGGGTATCGACTTGTGACATTTTTTACTCCTTTTGTTGTGGGTCGAGGTTAGGTTTAGAAAGCAAAACCTTATGCTATGAAAATAAGAAAAAACGAATGTGAGTTCACTTTTTCGTATCCTCGTCAACAACAAAGGTATCCATCGTAATGGGCTCAGTCAAGACCGATGATACATCGAAAGTTTCCTCTCTGGAATATAGGCTCCATTTATGTGCAAGGTCATCATGTATATTTTGTAGATTTTCTGTGGATAACCCTACACCAGCATGATGTTCTCTGTGACAGATGCAGCAAAGAGGAATACATTTTAGTAATTCTTTTATCAGTAGATGGCTCTGGGCTGTCTTCATCTTACTGATTGTGTTCTCTTTATTCTTGGGATCTATGTGGTGAAACTCTATTGCTGCTATACACTTATCATACCCACATACAGCACAGCCACCAAAAAGCATACGATAACTGTCAATTATGTCATCATTACGCCTTCTGGTGACTTTATTAGTGCAGATGATACAGTTGGTCCTAAGACCATCATCTTTATTAGCGTCAGCGTAGAACTGATCAAACGATCTAAGTTTCTTACACTGCTTGCATCGCTTCATAGCCTTGAACGCATAACCATACGCTCAACCTTTTGTCGATAAGCGCGATCATTTACATAGCGTGGATCAGACATGGCTTTCACCATTTCAGCTTTTGATGCAAAGCTTTGAGCGTCAGAAGAGATAGTATTGTTGTCTGGGGATATAAATTTAGTATTACCTGCTCTGGCTTTTAGCGAATTAAAAGCAAACTTTATTTGCTCTACATCACCACTCTCTACGATACCATTGAAAGTATCAATCTCTGCTTGTTTGAGATTCTGTGTAGCCCAGTTAGAAAGACGCTCAAACTCTTGCTGACCGCCAATCTCATTGATGATTCCCTGTTGAATAAGTTCTTGCTCTGCATTAGCATTACGAACAAACTGCTCAACATATTGTTTAGGAATTCCTGTCTTTTCAAGAGCGGCTATTGTCTCATCGGAAAGTTTTCCACTTTCAGACCATTCATCATACGCTGTATCAAACAGATTATCGTCAGCGGCTTTGTCTGTTGCTTCTGCTGCTGGCGCGTCAGTCTTTTGCTCACTTGTTTGACCAAGTTTCGTTTGAAGCTCATTATATGCTTTCTCTAAATCCTCCACGCTTTTATACTTACCAGCGAAGAGGTTTTCCTCCTGAGTAGGCTCGTTAGTTTCATTAACTCTGGCCTTGTTCTCAGCTTCTTCCTTTGTCATCTCCTTGTTTGGAGATGTATCATTCATCGTCTCCATGCTAACGCGAGCGAAGTTTCCTTGTGCGCTATCACTATTGTCGCTCATGATGCGACTTTCTTCTACTTCTGTCATTTAATGTCTCCTCCTACTCTTCGGTAGGTGTTTGTTGTCCAGGGATACCAACAGCATTCATAATCTGCTGCTGCATGGCTTGATCAACTCCCGTCTGCATCCCCGTTGCAGCACCAGCCATTCCACCCTGCATCATTTGTTGCATCATCTGCTGCATACCTTGTTGTGGATCAGGCTGCTGCTGTTCAGGGTTTCTCAGGATCTTTTCAACTTCAAGACCAAGACCACGACCAACCTCTTCAATAACTGCAAGAGGATTGATAAACTGCATACCAGCCTCACCAAACATTGATAAGAATTGCATGAACTCACTGATCTGCATAACTTTTGTCTTACGATCAAGGAGATCTAGGCCAGTGACGATGTTGGTGCTTACGCCTTCTGGTAGTTTAGGAATACGACCTTTCTCTTGTAGGCTTTGTAGGATAAGCTGGATGAAAGGAAGTTGTAGAGTTTGAGAAAGCATAGAGTAAATACCTCCAAGAGAACTTTCAATCTCCGAGACTCTTGCTCTTGCTTCCGTAGCAGTTAGTTGGCGCTGTGGGAAAGATTCAGTAGCAAGCAAGAATGCTTTACCAAGTCTGTCTTTTAGCTCCATGATATGCTGGAATACAATGTTTAGGTCTGCACCCTTCTCACTTTGAAGGACATGCACATCAGCAGTTCGACCAGCAATAACATCACCATGATTGGCTCTGGCTAGGTCACGACCGCGTGTAAGACCTCCTGGGTCCACAAGGTATACTGACTTGGCTGCTACTGCTGCGCTCTGTGAAATGGCTTCTGAGAGCCTTTCAAGAGTGACCAGATCGCCTTGTAGTTCCTCCACATAACTACGACCGTAATCCTCAGTATCTACAATGTTTGAAGTGACTACGAGAATAGGAGCAGTATCAAAGTATTCTTCAACAATACGCTCATCTTCAATCTCTTGACACACCTTGAACTTGTCATCGTCCATGACATACATCGCTGTATACATGGTGTAGGTTTCTTTCTTACTGTCCTTGACAAGATGAGGTGCTATCCTTTCAACAAGTTCTTTACTGACTTCATCTTTGTAGACAACATAGTCCAAGCTTCTGTTGCTCTTTCTTTTAACCACAAACTGAGTGAGTTTGAGAACTCTAAAATTATCATCCAAGTTTGATAGAACAACTGTCCCACCAATAAGCAGGGTTCTAAGAGCGTTATACATAGAACTTCTAAGAGCCCGTTTATCAAATTCTTGGATAACCAGCTTCTCAATTGAAGCCAACTTGTCTTCAACTTGGGTGACAACTTCATTAGGTAGCTCCTCCTGCTTCTGATAACTAAACCTAAAATAAGGTCTGTCAGTTGGAAACAGGATGTTTAGTAGTTGTGAAGCAAGATGGTTAACACCTCTTGATCCCAGTGATTGAAATGGTTTATCAAAGTCATCCCCAACAGCATGTTCAGTAGGAGGATAAATATACGGAATGGTAATCTCAGAGTTATCTCTGGCTATCTCCTCAAATTTCCATCGAGTAGATAGACCTTTCTCGTATTTCTGTTGGAGAGTTAGATGCATCACTGATTCTGGTTCTGGGTAGTAGTTTGTTCAACTGAGGGTAGTTTTAGTCCACGAAGACCTTGGCGTCTACGAGTCACTTGTCCTGTGAGTGGATTTACAGCGAAATCTTTACGAGCAGTTCCCTCTTCTGCTACGGTTTCAGAGATTACTCTTGGTTTCTCTGGGACTGGGGGATCAGGCATTTTTGGCGACATACACATTAGATAGAGTCCTCCTATACACATTCAAGCTCCAAGTCAAAGCTTCTTCTTGATACGCTCTATATCTCTTAAATGCTTTTGTTCATCACTGGAAAGGCCATACTTCTTATCTTTTAGTTCAAGAATCCTTATCTCTTCTGCAAGGTCTGATCTGTGAACCTTCATCAAGTGAGTGGAGTAAGCAAAGCGGATAAGATTAATCTTCGCAAAGAAGCTGTCTTGATCTACTGGGGTGAACCTGTCTGGTTTACGATACATCTCTATAAGCATGTTCTGGAATGCGTCCTCCCTGTCTTGGACATCCTCCATATCATGCAAGAGATAGACTCTCAATTCTTTTTCCAGTTTTAACCAGAAAGTGTGATCTTGGTTTCTACTCTCTAACTGAGGTAGGAGCCTCCATAGTGGAAGTAAGTGCTTCTTGATGCGTGATTCATCTTTCATATCAATATATGTAGGTATGCAGTTTTGGTAAAATGGTCAAAGTTTTACGATTTCTGGTAAAAATATTTCACTTGCTATCCTATGATACACTACATACTAATGAACAACTAGGTATGTCGTAGCTGCATGACAGTGGGTATACCAAAGACCTACACGGGAGACATCTCGGATATGGACTTTGGGAAGCTTGGGCGACACTAAATAAATTCAAGCT